CATCCGTAGCGCCGAGCGTGGAGCCAACACCTGAACCGACACCGTCACCAGATAACATTGCAGAGCAAACGGTTGCGGCAGTTGGTGAGGCTGTTGCTGCTGTCGCTGAGACCGTCACGCAGGCGATTGAAGCGATTACCAACCTAGGCAAGGATCTCTCACCTGCCGAGAAAGAGAAGGCTGCGCCGGTGGCGGTCGCTATCGTGATCAGCCAGGTGGCAAGTGCTGCTGTGGCTGCTGCATCTAGTGCTGCTGCTGCGGCGAGAAAGGTGACCAAGTGATCAAGCGCATCATCGTTGATCTCGTCGGTGGAGCCTGGACGATTCTAGGCTTGCTCTTTGCTGTGGTCGTTCTGCCAGAGGGCGACACACAGTCCACCATGGCCGCACTCTTCGGCGGTCTCACATTGATCTGGCTACTGACTGGACCACTTAGGTGGATGGAGGGTTGATGGCACACACAGACCACATCGAGCAGGTACACCTACAGGGCTGGACGCGCGTTGATGTTGCGCCTATGGAATGGGTCGCAGTCGTACCGAACGAGAATCACACCGCGTTCGGTGGCACGCTCTGGCGCATTGAGAACGACGGCAAGGAGTACGCCGTCGGCGTGACGGCTGGTCACCCAGTCAGCGCCGCTCTGGACTACGACGCAGCCGGTCGCGCACTCGCAGTGCTAATCAAGCAGGAGGTAGGCGCGTGAAGTACAAGGTCAAGTCGCAGCTCTATTCCGACGCTGAAGCGCAGCAGAAGGGCGCGAAGCAGATCCTAGATGACTGCACCTGGTCATCCTGTGCCGCCGCAGTCTCGTGGGCTTCTGGCTACACCGTCGACTACAGCGCCGCTGACGGTGTCGCAGCGCAGAAGGCTGCACTTAAGCGCGTTGACAAGCAAGGCGTGTCGGATAACGGCGGCTCCCTGCCAGAGGCGGTCAAGGTCATCGCCCACCTAGGCGGCAAGGCTCGATATGCGAAGTCATGGGAAGACGCAGTCGCAGCCGCCAAGGGTGGCGCGGCGCTCATGGTCTGGGTACAGCAGGCGGTGGACTACCCAGCAGGCGTGAAGATCTCGGCGTGGCATGACCGCTGGCACAAGTGGTGGAGCAAGCAACAGCCTGCCAAGATCAAGGCTGGCTACGGCCATATGACGAGCGCTGGCTATGACGATGTAGACGGCTGGCAGTGGGCTTGTCCGACGCGCGACGAGAAGGTCGCTGCGGAGAAGTATGGCGTGCCGGTAACTGAGGCGCAGTTGCGCCAGATTGCCAACAGCAAGGTCAAGGCTGGCAAGTTGAAGGCTGAATACAAGGCGCTCCTCATCGTCACTCACCCAGCCAAGGCAGCCGCGCCTGCACCAGCAGCCGCGCCAGTTGCCACTACGCCAGTTGTGCCTGCGGCACCTACGCCAGCACCTGCTCCTAAAATCGCCGTAGAGGCACCTAGGAGCCACGCAGAGCCACGAAAGGTGGCGGAGGGTACTAAGACACCTGACGCTGTACAGGCGCAGTTGGATCAGATCGGCAAGGCTGACTGGGGCGCGCTCGCCGCAGACGGTCTCGCCGTCATCAATGCAGCAGCCGCTGCCACTAGAAAGGAAAAGGGCATGAACCGAATCTGGGCAGGTATCAAGTATGTCGCCGCGAACACGCAGATCGATGAGATCGCGCTGGACTTTGTCCGCACCTTCCTCACGGTCAGCATCTCGGTGGCGCTCGGTCTAGGCATCCCACTCTTGGACATCCAAGGTGGCGACTTCCGCACCATCGTCTCCGCCGGTCTCGCGTCAGGGCTGGGCATCGTGGTCAAGGCACTTGACCGCGACAACGGCGCATACGGCCTCAAGCGCAACTAACCGTGCCAGTCCGAGTCAAGCGCCCCTACGGCACTTGCTCAGTCTGTGAGCTACAGAGCAGGGTCTGGGAGGTCGAGTCTGAGCAGGTGCTCCTGTGTGGCATCTGCCTACGGCTCCTGATCGCCTTCGCTCTAGAGGACTTGTCGCAGCCGTCCTAGACGGCTTCCCCTGGGTGATCCCTCCTCACCCAGGGGCTATTCACTCTGCATAAAAGATACTCACGCAACAGGGTTGACAGGCGCGAACCGTTGACCCTATGATGCCTATGTCAGGAGGAAACCAGCCAGACGGTTGGACTGACAAGGAGGTCAACATGAACCGAGCACACAATGCGAAGGGCACCATCAAGGAGATCGCAGCGATCTTGTCGAGCATCGCTGACGGTGCGCTGTTGAATCCATTCAGCAGCGAGCACGCTCGCGAACTCACCATCATGAAGCTGGGCGTAGAGCGCGCACGATCGCACTATGACCTGACAGCGGCAGCCGTTCGCGGCTCGTACTTCTGCAAGGCATACGGCGACACCTACACCGCCGGTCTCGTTGTTGACTTGATGGAGGGGCGATAATGAAGTCAGCAATCATTGACGGTATTGGGTACGCGATCTTTATCGCGTGCATCTACATCGTGTTGGTAGTAGGAGGGTCACTGTGAAAGTCAATCGTAAGAGCACGCCCAAGATGGTTGTGCGGCCGTACTTCAAATCGGAGTATCAGCGCCTAGAGCGCCAAGAGCGAACGCGAGAGCGCGCGAAGTTCACCGTCGCATTGATGCTGGCGTGGATCGTAGCGGTAGTCATCTGGGAGGTGGTCAAGTGAGCAAGCGCTTTGAGTTTGTATCCGCACCGCAGCGGAGTCCAGAGTGGTTTGAGATGCGGAAGGGCGGCATTACCGCCACCGGCATTACCGCGATCAACGGCACATCGCCGTACAAGACGGCCTACCGACTCTGGGCAGAGTTGACTGGCCATGTCGGTGAGCAGCAGGCAGGCGCAGCGGCACAGCGTGGGCAGTTGCTAGAGCAGGCTGTGGCTGATTACTACACGGCAGAGACTGGCAAGAAGCTGCGAAAGTCGAATGGCATCGTGCGCCTCAAGGAGCATCCTTGGGCGATGGCTTCGCTGGACCGCACCATCATTGGCGACACCGACGGTCTCGTAGAGATCAAGACCTCAACGAGCAGCCGCTGGCAGTTGTACCCAGTGCCACCTGAGTATGTCGACCAGGTGCAGTGGCAGATGTTTATCACTGGCGCGTCGTACTGCGATGTTGCCGTGCTGCTCTCTGGCTTGGTGTTCCGCATTGAGCGCGTTGAGGCTGATCCGATCTACCAGACACTCCTGTTCGATAAGGCCGTAGCGTTCCTGGACTTGGTCAAGACCAAGACTCCACCGCCGCTGACCGGCAACGACAGCGACACACTCGCGGAGGTGAGGCCGCAGAGCAGCAACACCTACGCGAAGGCAGATCCGCAGCTCGATCACATCGCGCGTCTCTACATCGAGGCGAAGGCTGAGGCAGAGGCTGCTGACGCTGCGCTGAAGGAGATGGCAATCGCCATCAAGGAAGCCATCGGTGAGGGTGAAGGAGTCAAGGGGCAGGGCTGGCTCGCCACTTGGAAGGCCAACAAGAGCAGCGTCAAGGTGGACTGGGAGAGCATCGCGGATGTTCTGCGAACGGTAGCACCAGACACCTACGGCGAAGCCATCAAGCGCTTCACCTCAGAGAAGCCAGGTGCGCGCGTGTTCCGAGTCTTTGGCGGCAAGGAGGATCAGGCGTGATTGAAGTCATCATCACCCCAGAGATCATCGTCAGGGCAGAGGAGATGTTCAAGTCGGCGCAGTCCAACGCTGGGATGCGCTTCCGCAAGGAGAAGGCGAGCGGCAACACCACTTGGACTGGCGTGCTAGGGCAGGCCGTGTTTGAGAAGGCGCTGCGAGATCGTCTCCTGCCGTACATCCCAGTGGACCTCACGACGCACGACTACGAAGTGTGCGGTCTCAAAGTCGATGTCAAGACCAAGGCGTGGAGCCGACCGGCTGGCGACGATGTTGAGGTGAGCATCTTTGATTACATCCGAGACCACCAGACGGTGGACTACTACGCCTTCGTTCACTTGCAGCTCGCACCTGGAGAGGACCGCAACGGACCACCGAGTCCAACGCGGTTCCAGCGCGCGTGGCTGCTCGGAGTGATGGATAAGAGCCAGTATCTGTATCTGGCAACAGAAGTGAAGGAGGGAACCGTATTCGAGAGCGGACACATTGCCAAGGCAAGTTCACTGAATCTGGTAGCCGCAAAGTTGCTACCTGTAGAGACCATTGGAGGACCAGAGAATGAGTAAGCAAATCGCAGCGGCACTGGCCGCACCCTTTACCGGCACGGATCTGAAGCAGCGCCCAGGGCGCGGCGGAATGACCTTCACCTACGCAGATGCACGAGCTGTGGCGCAGCGCCTTGACGATGTCTTGGGCTTGGCAGGCTGGCAGTTTGAGGTCAAGGTCGCAGACGCTCAACGCTTTGTGGTCCACGGCACCCTGATCGCCGTAATCGATGGCGTGACCACCGTCCGACAGGACTTCGGCTATCCCAACAGCGCTCAGGATGACGAGCCACTCAAGTCAGCCGCCAGTGACGCTTTGCGCCGCTGCGCTGCCCAGATTGGGGTGGGGCGGTCTCTTTATGCGTCAGGAACAGGAGCGAGCCTCTCCGTGGCTCCTAGACCCCTCTCCGTTGAATCTGTGAGGGTATCTCAGCCGTCGGTTTCCACGAACGATGTGGCCGTAGCAGCAGCAATGCTGTTCGCGGAGGGTGAATGCCCAGACCACCGCACCGCTTGGTCGTTCAAGCCTGCCGGTACGAGCAAGGCTGGCAAGCCCTATAACGCGTTCTACGCGTGCAGCGGCAAGTCGAACGGCACCTTCTGCCAGCGCAAGCCAAGCATCGCCTGGGTCAACGCGCAGCAGGCACCAACAGGTGAGCCTGAGCGCACCGAGACGAGCATTGAGGATCTGCCGTTCTGATCTGAGCGGCATCAACTACGGCTGGGAGAGACTGGTGACCTCCACCTCTCCCAGCCACTAACACAGACGGAGGACTACATGGTTTGGTTCAAGTGGGTAGCAAACGCACATCGAGATGCGGAGATCTCGGCGCTGACTGACACGCAGTTCCGCGCGTTCATCACGATCATTGGTGAGGTCAAGCTGCTCCGATCCGGCGGAGTGTTCAAGAACCGACAGCACCTCAAGACGGTCATCGGCGCACGCCTGTTTAGGGGTGTTGACGGCCTGTTGAAAAGTGGTCTCCTGACGGAATCTGGAGACGGTGTCATTGCCGTGTCGAACTATTCTCGGTATCAAGTCGACCCCACCTCGACCTCTCGTGGACAAAAGTACCGAGATCAAAAGAGGGGTAGGTTGACGGACAGAGAAAGAGAAGGAGAGAGAGAAGAGAATAGAACCCCTATATCCCCTAAGCGCTCTGGCTCTGGACGGCTCACGCCGCTGAACGAGATTCTTGGAGTGAAGCGCTAAATGCGCGTGAGGTCAGAGAACCCATCAGCTCGTGCTCTGGCATTGAGGAAGATCAGAGAGAGCGAGACTCCAGAAGAGCGAGCACATCGAGTGCTCAAGTACACGCTCTACAACCATCGGATGACGATGGAGCAGTACCTGGCCTTACGGCTGGCACAGGCTGACCGGTGCGGTGCGTGCAAGGAGCCGCTTCGCTTTGGTGAGCCACGAGCAGTGACGGTCGATCACGACCCACGCTGCTGCCAGT